ACGTAATTTCATACGTTGAAAACTAAAAGGTAGAATACATGTAATCATTCCATTAGATGTAGGAAAATTAGCAAAGGATGGATATCTTGTAATATTAGCGGAGAAATCAATAAGTTCTGGAATAGACCAGCGCCCGTAGGCATCACGACCTGCTCCAAATTGTTCATTCACGTCTGGAAATAAAAGACTTACAACGTTGGTAAAATCTCCATCGATAGTCTCAAGAACTTGGTCGTCTAACATAAATTGTGCTTTCTGAATTAAGATTGTTCCGAGACTATTGGCGTAGGTCCACGCATAATTTGGATTAGCATAGGTCCATATTTTTTTCTCTATATTGTTCAAAACATCCTGTGAAAACCAATGTCCAAGACGAATTTGGAAGGAAACGCTCTGTAAAATATCACAGGCATTCACAGAACCTATTTCAAAAACAAAGGTTCCACCAAAACTCGCCGCGCCTTTATATACAAACTCTTGTAGACTTGATGTGAATGGTAAAACGCGGAACGAAGGGTCGCGTGTAAAAAAAGAATCTTTGGCTGTGAGCGGGAATAAGTTATCGTCCATTTCATCGCGGTCGGCTATATCGAGTACGGTAGTACGATCACCCATGGGTCTTGTAAATGAGGCCACATGCGCCTCACCATTTTCTTTTTCACCCATTAAAACACGATACATGTGTCCTTCCAGAAGTGCGGCCGCCCCCGCGGAACTATCCAATGTTTGATTATAAGGCTGAATATCTTCCTCATCATCTGACATTTCTTCTTCCTACCTATCTTATCTAAAGAGAAGATGTTTAATTGGCATACTCAAGACGCCCACGACCTTTGTCAATCACATACATCGCCCACGATTCACAACTTGTTGTGAAATAGCCTTGTTTATATCCTAACACAGGGTTTGGAGCAATATCTACCAAAGTCACGTTGAGTGTAGGGCGATCGGCGGTGGAAAAGTTAATACCCCCCGTAGGTTCTCGAATACCAGGAGTTTCGTCTTCATGACGCCATCCACGACTCCAGTTCATGATGGAGACATACTGGCTGGGTGTACGTTCCTCTTTGGCATCGGCAATGAGTTGCGTCCAAATAAGATCATTCCAGGGTCCTTCGCGTGATTGTCCAGCAATGATGAGTTCGAGCGAAGAGGAAAATGGGATGAAGTTCCATAGTTGATTCGTTAAAAAACTCGTGCTGTTACGAAAATAAGTTACCATACGCTCGACAGTATAGTCGGCATCAAGGACTCGTTTAATCTGCGCAGTGCCACCACCAGCAACAATAGCAAGAGGGGCATAATCAAGAGCGTTGGCGCTAAAGACATTATCAAAGTATCGTATAAACGGTATTTCAATCCGTTGGGCAGCCACTTCTTTACGAAGATCATTGGGTAAATAGAGTTGTTTGGTGCGGAGTTTTATTTGAGGTTGACCAATAAGGTCGCGATTCACGGCGGGAAGAGTTATGCTAGTCCCAGGTCTATTTTGTGTGAATGTTTTTAGCCAGGGTTGGGGTCTCAAAATGGGTGTTCCAGTACTCGTAATGGCTTCGACAAGGTCTTCGAGTTTGCGCAAAGTGACGCGCAGCCGAAAGTTCTGATTACGAAGACCACACAAGGGAAGGCCACGGTCGCCAGGAAGAAAGCAGCCCATCATAGGAACCGGAAGTTCTAATTGGCCAGGGATAGCATTTCGCATAATACTGAGATAAGAACCGTCATGAATTCCTGCTAAAGCATCTATTAAAAAGCCTTGATTCCAGGAACTTTTTGTACAGCGCGCGGCATACAAGGAATCGCCCGAAACTTCTTGTAATAAGATTTTATCTTGATAAATTTCGATTTTCTCGAATAAAAAATAGGCGATGCCGTTGACGTATCCATAGACATTTCCGTTGCCAATCACACTATCATCAGTATCAGACTTCCCATTATTCGGTACGAGTTCAGGGGGAAGCCATGAGGGGAGTTCAATGACGAGTGTGGCCTCGACAAGTACGTCGGCAGGTAGGTCAAATTCCCATTCACATCGTTGGCCGAATCGTGGTTGATTCAGAGATTCTGTGTAACGAATTTCGGGTATGCTGGATGGCCAGCGTGAATAACGCCAATCAAATGGATTTGTACTTTCTTTATCATCTTTTATGAAATATGTGTCTTTTACACCCCGTGCCACAATTTCATAGAGGGCACCTTCGGCACTCGTTTGGTGACGGGTGTTCATCGTCCTCTTCCTATTACTATATTTTGTTTATACTAGTAAAATTGAATGCATTCCTCCATATATCATATGTAGAAATGCCTAAACACCTCGTTATCGTGGAATCGCCCGCAAAATGTTCCAAGATTCAGAGTTTCTTAGGTGCCGATTACCAAGTGATAGCCTCGATGGGTCATATTCGCGCATTAAAAGAAGACCTGGATGCCGTGGGTATTGAGCGAGATTTTGACCCGGCTTATGAATTTATAAAAGAAAAAGCCAAGGCAATTGGTCAAATCAAAGAAGCAGCAAAAGGTCGTGAAATTATTCTCGCGGCAGACGACGACCGTGAGGGGGAGTTTATTGCCTACTCGATTGCGGTTCTCTTAAAACTGGATTTGAAAACCACACGGCGTGCGGTATTCCACGAAATTACCAAGACTGCTGTCACAACGGCCATCCAGAATCCACGCACTCTAGACATGTCACGCGTCCACGCCCAACAGAGTCGTGCGATTCTGGATATGCTTATAGGATTTACAATTAGCCCGCTCCTCTGGAAGTATGTGGGTGGGCAGGGTTTGTCGGCGGGACGATGCCAAACACCCGCGCTGCGTATCGTTGTGGAACGCGAGAAGGAAATCCAGAATTTCAAGAGTACATCGGCATGGAAAATCCATGGAACATGGGTCAAGGACTCATTGGGGTCATTCCCAGGAGATTGTGTGGACGATTTGGATGATGAGGAATCGGCACGCAACTTCTTGGAAAATCATGTGGAAGAAACCAAAGCTCGTATTAAAAAGGCGACGACGAAACCCACGACAGAAAATCCCCCGCTGCCGCTTATTACGAGTAGTCTTCAACAGCAGGCATCCACACTCTTTCGGTCGAATCCAAAACAAACAATGCGTATCGCGCAACGTTTGTATGAGGCGGGTCATATTACCTATATGCGAACAGATAAGGCAACCCTATCAGACGAGTGTCAGAAGGAGGCAAAAACCTATGTGGAAAAGAAATATGGTTCACAATATGTATCAAACTCTTCAAAGAAGGAAAAAGTAGATAAAAAGGAAAAGGAAGTACAAACACAGGATGCACACGAGGCCATTCGTCCAACCCATCTGGAACTTCTTGAGCTCCCACAAAGCGAGGATTGGTCTAACATAGATAGAAAAATCTATAATCTTGTATGGCTTCGTACAATTCAATCGGTGATGGCACAGCATAAGGGGGAACAGCGAACGATTCAGTTCGCGTCTGATGGCGCGGGTGAAGATTTCACATGGCGATCGACATGGAAACGCACCTTGTTTCAAGGATGGCGTATTGCTGCCATAAAAAGTGATGTTGAGGAGGAAGAAGATTCTAAAGATTGGTCACTGTCAGAATCTTTACAAGAAGGGATGACAATACACTGGAAACAGTTGGAGGCGAGGCCACATACCACGCATGCTCAACAGCGATTCACAGAGGCATCCTTGATTCGTGAATTGGAGAAGCGTGGAATCGGTCGTCCATCCACGTTTGCAGCACTCATTTCAACAATCATTGATAAGAAATATGTGGAAATCAAGACAACCGAATCTGTGGAACAAGAAATTCCTCATATCAAACTTCCAGCGCCACACATGTGGCCACCCACAGAAGAAATAACAAAGCAAAAAGTGGGGGGTGAGAAGGACCGCCTTGTTCCAACGGCTCTTGGGACGACGGCACTCACATTCTTACTACAGCAGTTTGACGACTTGTTCCTATATTCCTTTACGGCTCAAATGGAATCACGCCTTGACCTTATTGCGGAGGGTAAGGAGGATTGGAAACAGATTCTACGAGATATTTGGGCAACGTATAAGAAACGGTATCATGACCTCAAGGCTGGCACAGCCAATCCAATAGATACGGTGGGTGTAACGCGTCGTCGTGAATTGAGTAATGGCCTTGTGGCAATCATTTCCAAAAAGGGTCCTCTACTCCTCAAAGAGTCAGAAGATAAGGATAAGGAAAAAACAATCTTCTACGGGTGGCCAGGCCCTACCATAACACTCGATTCTATTACAGAACAAGAAGCAGTGGATTTCTGCCAACTAGAGGAACAGAAGAAAAAGGGTGAAATCCTCGGCTTATATGATGGTCAACCTATTGTAAAACGTTCAGGACCTTATGGTGAGTATGTAGAATCAAAGGGTTTCCGTGTCCCTTTCTTGGTAGATGATACTCTGGAAAAGATTCAGGAAAGGTTTAAGACAAAGGAGGATGTCGCAAGTGGTTCAAAGAAAATTGGTATGTTTGAGATTCGTAAAGGGCCGTATGGATATTATATGTTCAAGCATGAATTTACGGGACCGAAGCGTAAATTCGTTTCGTTTCCAGAAGGCCTCAATATTGATACGATTACGGAAGCAGAATTAATTCCGGTCTTTCAAATGGGGTTACAACAAAAGGCCCGAGCGAGCGCTTATACAAATAAACCCACAACCACTGGCCAAAGTTGGAGGGGCCGAGGCCGAGGCCGAGGCGGAGGAGGCAATCGCGGAAAACGCGGTGGTGGTTCCTAAAAATCCAAGATAGAATGGAAGAAGGTGTATCACGCCAAGAATTCAATGAATTGAAAGAACTTTTTTTACAACAACAACAAACAATTGTCGAATTACGGTCCGAAGCGGATTTTTTCAAGAGAGGCCTTACAAGCTTTATCGACGAACAAGTAGAACACAAAGGCGCAAAGACGATGGATTTCCAAATGTACAAGCGATTCATGACGGCACAAATGGGTACAGTTCTCACAGAAATAAAAGAATGTTTTACAAAAAACTCAATACCAATTTCGTCCATAAATACAACCGATAATCAGTGGAAGACAAAGATTGAATCACATATAAGAAGTATAGAAGTAAATCTCCTAAAAGAAGTAGGTGTAGCAATAAATACAAAGACTGATTACACTTTATTATCAGAACCTTTGAGAAAATTACAAGTCGATATGGCACAAATAAAACAAGAATGGAGGATGAAAGATACTATGTTTGAATTAAATCAACAGAAATATTTAGAAACTATAGATGAAAATATATCAGAATTAAAAACAAAACTAACAAATACAGAAGAATTTATAAGAATAAAGTCGACGGTCGAACGAATGGAGAAATTAACGGAACAATCGATGATTGATATAAAAAGGGCTGTTGATAAAATACAAGTTGTTGAAAAATCATTACATCATAAATTTAGTGATTCAAATTTGAGAAATTCAATTCAACAAGAGTTAAAACCAATATTTGATTTACTAAAAAATGAACAAATGAAAGATATAATACATTATAAAGAAAAAATAGGGATAACATGTGAAACTAAAATAAATGAAATAACAAGCGCAATGCGAACTGAACTAAACAAAACTATTGATGAAATTATTAAAAAAATTCAATTAAATTTACAAGACCAGAGGGTATCTGAAGAGAAATTACAAAAAGAAATACATGAACATTCTCAAATTTTGCGGCTTATGAAGGAAACAATACAAACTATTGAAAATATACAAGGTCAAACAACTATACGTATAGATGAACATATAAGAAAATCAGAAACTATACAAGGTCAAACAAGTATACGTATTGATGAACATATAAGAAAATCAGAAAACAAACTACATCAACAAAATACAATAAATGAAACTGTTACAACAAGTATAGATAAGATTCAACAAATGATTCAAGAAATAAAACCAGAATTAAAGGGGTTAGATACCAAGTATAGTGAAACAAAACAAACTATAGCAAATACAGTATCTGATTTTTTAATACAAACACACGAAATAAAAAGGGAACAAACTATAATCAATGAAACTATTAAAACCAATATAGATAAGATACAAAAAAATATTCAAGAAATAAAACCAGAATTAAAGGTGTTAGATACTAAGTATAGTGAAACAAACCAAACTATAGCAAATGCAGTATCTGACTTTTTAATACAAACACACGAAATAAAAAGGGAACAGGTAAAGATAGAAAAACGAATTATAGATGATTTTCGTGAAAAAATATCAGAATCCATGGGCCAACAGAAGAATGATATGATGATAATAATTGAAGAAAATCAGAAAATTATAAAAGATATTGATGATAAACACACAGAATTTCTTAAATCAATATCAAAACAATTTAATGAACAAACTCTTATATCTATGCGTAGGGCTATTGAGAAAAATATTGATGAAAAAATACAGGGTTTTCAACAGGAGTCAAATGAATCAAATCAAATTGTTTTAAGAGATGTTCATAATTTATTAGATGATTATACGAAATTGAAATCAAAATTATTTAGTGATATAGATAAAAGAATACAAATGAATAAACAGATTGAAACAACCGTTATAGAAGAAATAGTAAATATAAAAAAACGCGAAAAAACATTTGAAGAGACAATGATGTGTGAATTAGATGAAAAATACGTAGAAAATAAAATTCAGGTTATGAAATTACTTGACTCTATTTCACAAGAATATAAGGCTATACAAAGTGACTATCATCTTCTAAAATCATCACTTACAAAACAGTTTAATAAAGAAATATTTGAACAAATATTTAAAACAATGGAAGATAAGATTGAAACAAAACTAGAAATGTTTGGAAAAGTGGGCGATATTATTCAAGAAAATGGTCGTAGATTATTATTGGATCAGAAGAATTTTGAAATAAAAATAAATGATAATATTGAAGGTAATTTAAAAATAAATAAAGAAGAAATTGATGATAAATTAAGGTCATTTAGTGAAATGTTAACTGTAAATAGACCCACATTCGCAGAATATCCATTTATCAACAATGAAAAACTTAAACCGGAATTAAAGAAATGTTTTTTCACAGCGCATATTGGAAATCCAGGGCAGAGTTTAGATGATATTGTATTTTTCAAAAACGTTCCTGGATGGGAT